AGCCGCTGCAGCGGTTGTCGTAGTCGCAACCGCAATCTGCCCTTGCCTGTGCCCAAATGGAAGAAGGCTGGATACACGAAAAAAACCGCATGTGATATATGCGGTTTCAGAAGTAGCTATCCCAGTCAGATAGTTGTTTACCACATAGATGGCAACTTAAACAACAACGAACTGTATAACCTCAGAAGCATATGCCTATGCTGTGTTGAAGTGGTCAAGCGGAGATACTTGACCTGGCGTCCGGGTGATCTTGAAGTAGATCATTGATACTGCTGTACAGTTGATCTATAGATCCATTATTGCTTATGATCCGATCATAGGGAAGTACCACACTGCTGTATTCGCTGGCATGTACGTCAGGATATTGCTGCTGAAATGCTACAAAATCTGTACGAGCCAACTCTACCCATGCTGGGTCTGAGCCTCGCTGTACTCTCAGGGTGATGCCGCCCTGTCGCTTGACTGCTTGCAACTCGTTGGCAAATCTGCAGTCACTGATGACTACGTTATCGCGGGCATTGCGCAAGCGTGATTCCAGACTTGCAACCCAAATGTCATCATGAAATCCTGCCCGGCAAACTTCAGTGCCCCAATATTGCAGCACCCAACGCGGAGTCAGATTGTTTATGCCCAGACGGTATGCCCACCAAGTGTCCACTTGTTCACGCCATTCGCGGGCTTCTCGTGTACGACCCTCAAGCAGGGTACGATCCCAGCCAAACACACTGGCCACTGCATCTTTGAGACTGCCAGCCCAGCTTTCGCGGCGGAATCCGTGAAAATTAACCAGATAATCAGCAATAGTATCTTTGCCTGAACCAATCAGGCCTGAAATTCCAATAATCATGCTACTAGTGTAGCAGATTACGACGGGAATGTCAACAGTTAGCCTATGACCCAGGTCAAGGGCTGGCTCCAATCCTGATAACGCTTGAGTTCTTCTTCCAGTTGGGCAAAGCCTTCTTTGGCTTCGGCCTTCATCTGGCTACCATTGAGTGTGGTTCCGCCGCCAGGACCAGCCACTGTACTATATTTTTCACGGGCTTCACCTATGATCATCTTGCACTGGCACAGTGTCCAGCTGGTTATCCAGTTGGTACTGCCAGGATCACGCAACAGTGTTATTTCTGGTTTCAGATTGTAGCACCAGAGCAGCAGATGTTCACCTGTGCCCTTGAAGTCACGCACAAACTTGATCTCTTTGGTCACTGGGTTGAAGGTGTAGATTACGTAGCCACCGAACATACGGGCAGCCAGCTCAATGTAACCAGCATAGAAATCGTATGTAGCCAGACCACCAGCATAGTTATAGTTCAACAGGTAGGTGTTCAGAATGGCGCTGCTGAATGGGTCAAAGCTACTGGCACTGGGACCAGTTTCCAGACCCACTGTGCGACGGAACACTTGACGTACAGTGGTTACTTCTTCGGGCAGGATATAGCTGTTTTTGTCATTTTCAATGGTCAGGAGCATGTAGCTTTCTTCGTAGGCATTAGCTGCTCTTTGACGATACGTGGCCACAGCATAGTTAAAGGCAGCTTCATAATGCTCCGGGTCCAGTTCCAGGTCTACGATGTTACCGCCCAGACGCAATCTCACATTATTAAAAAGTGCGCTTTTCAGTTGTTGTAAATCAGCCATAAAAATACCCTATCTAGTAGGGTATTTATCAGGATTTACAGATCACCAGGTCTACGGTGCTCGCTGTGGTTAACATCAAAGTGTCCACCAGGGTACCTGGCCTCCAGCTTGCGCACATTCTCAGCGATCACCTCGTTGGGATCATAGCCCAGTGCACGACAAGCATTGACCCAGTACCAGGCCACATCGCCCAGTTCTCGCATCATGTGAAAACGGGTTTCTTCAGTGAAGGGCTTGCCCTGAAACACCATCTTCTTCACAATCTCGCTGAACTCGCCAGTTTCACTGGCCAGGCCCACTGCCGCAGTCAGCAACAGGCTGGGCTTGAGATTGGGGTCACGATCCAGTTCAGCCAGTCGTGCCACCATGGCACTGGTATGGTTGCTGGGATCACTGGTTACTGCTTCTACAAATTGACTGTAGCGGTTCAAATCTACTTTGGCCATTGTGGTTCCTTTTAATATGCTTTCAAAATCACCAGATTTTCATTGGTGCGACCGTTGGGCTGGGCCTGAACGGCATTGATATCTCCAAACAGTTTGCGGGCAGCGGGCTTGCCAGCCGTCATGAACTTTTTCAGTACATCGGCAGGCTTGCGCACAGTTTTAACACCACTCTTGGTACTGTCAAAGCCCATGATGGTGGTGCCCTTGACGCCCAGAGTGCCCACATGACTGTCTGCCACATAATAGTGCAACTTGCGTTTGGCAGTATCGTAGGCCCAGACTTCTGTAGCGCCCACAATCTTGGCTGGATGCACACTGGTCAGTTCCAGTTTGCCAGAGTCGTCCTTGTAGGTTTTCATGAACTTGACCTTGGACACGATTTTTTCTACAGGAACAGCCTTGCGCTTGCGCGGAGCCTTGCTGGCCTTTTTAACGTTCACGTAGCTGCCCAGACCAGCAATCACTGCTTCGCAGAATTTTACCAGCGCCCGCAATTGCAGTTTGCCATAATGGCTGTATGCCTCAATGATCTGAGGATCACGGCTGTCCATGGCTTCCTGGAACTGATCACGCTTGCGCTTCCAGACTTCAACCAAGATGCTCACGTGCTGGGGCAAGATATTGCGTTCGCTCAAGGGACCCACGGGGTTTTGTTCCAGATTGCCGCGGGCGCCAGCCAGAATGAAATCATCCAGCCAGCCTTCCATTTCACCAGCGGCTTCGTGCGCACGTTCACGCATGATTTCTTGTACGCTGGGACGATTGCTTTTGACTTCAATGGCCCCTGCTTCAACTACCTCAGGCTTGGCCAGAGTCACGATCAGGCGATTGATTTCGTTGTCCAGAATGCCCTGTTCTTCCTCAGTGAGGTTAAGACCACGCAAGTACAGACGGGCCAGCCAGCCCATGGTGGCATGAATTTCGCGGTCATCCACGCGGCGAAGTTTGCGGGCCAGGTCGGGCTGGTCGCGGTATTCGCAATAGTTGGCCAGTTGTTCTTTGGCCTGCTTGCGGTCATAAAAGCGGCTGTACCAGTTGAATGCCATGCCCATGGCGCCACTACGGCGATCAGGGTCAGGTTGAGTGGCGAACAGGGGTTCCCCACCAGTGTATTTGGTATCAGGATCACGCGGATTCAGTTCAGGGGCAATCACGCGGTCGCCGATGACCTGACTTTTGCGATTCTTGGTAGCCATATTGTCCTTTCAGTAATCCTGCAGTATAAGTTATTTACCTGTTGTTGTCAAATCAGCATGTTACATCATGCCGTAAATCTTGTTGGCCAGCAGTCGTTCGCGGCTGAAGGCCTCCTGTTCCCAGGGCTGGTCATAGTAACTGGCACGAACTCTGCGGCCCTTCCAGTAATGTACTGTGTTGCCAGCCCGGCTCACAGTGGTCCTCAACTGCCCACGAGCAAACTGTTTGGCGTGTACCATTTCATGGGCCAAGACTTGTAACAGTGTATCCATGTCCAGGCGGCTTTCCAGACACATGACCAGACAGTTGGGGCCCAGCTTGCTGCAGGTACCACGGCTGTTCTCCTCACGGATCAGACCCGGTTGTGTGATGATATCCAGACTGTACCTGCTGCGTTCCAGGCCCAGTTCCTGGGCATAAAAACGAGCAGCAGCTTCAATCAATTCCCTACGATCCCGGGAACGGGCATGAACTCTGATTTCCATACTTCCAGTATAGCAGGTTCTGGATTTATTGTCAAATTAGGCTGTGCAGCAACACAAGCGGCCCTCAGTGTCCAGAATGTCGCAGTCACAGTGGCTGTTCACATACTCCAGACATTGCAGGCGGCTGCCCACAAACTTCACGGTCAGACGACCCTGGCGATAATCTGGCATGTAGACAACTCTGTACATAAATTCTCCACTAAAGTAGTAGTATACGGGAACAGTTATTTACTGTCAAGAGTGTCCTTGAATAGGCAGATAAATACCATATGCCACGCCTGAGCCTCTGGAAACCCGAAAAAGCCAATGACTATCGCTTCTTTGATAGAACTATATCAGAGATGTTTACTGTGGGCGCTACAGACATGTACATCCACAAGTATCTGGGTGCCAACAATCCACAGAACACTAAAGATGCCACTCTGCCACACTATGATGCCATAGATCCTACCAAGATACAGGACTTGCTGTTCTTGGAAAACCGTGACCGCAAGTATGACCCCAATATCTATCGTTTGCGCGGCCATTACAATGTGCAGAATCTGGACTTTGACTTGAGCCAGTTCGGACTGTTCCTGACCAATGACATTGTGTTTATCACAGTGCACTACAATGACATGATAGATGTGATCGGACGCAAACTCATGGTGGGAGATGTGTTTGAACTGCCACACCTGACTGATTATCACCCACTGAACGAAACCATACCCATTGGCCTACGCCGTTACTATCAAATCACAGATGCCAACTATGCCAGCGAGGGCTTCAGTCAGACCTGGTATCCGCATCTCTGGCGGGTGAAGTGCGAGCCTTTGGTTGACAGTCAGGAGTTTGCCAACATTCTGCGTGAGCCCATCAACACTGACAACTATCTTGGTGAATGGGATCCACTGAAAACTTACGAACCAGGATATACAGTGCTGTACGGCGACAAAATCTACACACCCAAACAATCAGTGCCGGCTGGTACTCCCATCACTGACACTAACTTCTGGGAAGTGAGTAACGAAAAGACCCTACAGAACATCATAGGTCGCTACAATCAGAACCTGGCCGTGAACCAGAAGGTCATTGAAGAAGCCGAACGACTGGTTCCCAAACTGGGTTATGACCGCAGCCAACTGTATGTGGTGCCCACATACGAAAACAATGAGCCAGCTCCGCCGGTGAATGTGATCATAGGCAATGGTACTCCCATCTGGCCCACTGGAACAGTCACATCATTTAGCAACCCTGCATTCAGAACGGCTAGCATGGGCTTGCGAGTATCCAGCAGCCAAATGGCTGGATTACGCACGCTGGCAGCAGAAAACAATCTTACCATCTCTAGTTTCAGAAGCACTGTGTTGCAAATGGCCGAAACTGCACCCGAAAGAACTGACACAGGAAGTGGGCCAGTGCGTGGTGACCGAGTGCTTACTGCCAGTGTGATGAGTGCACCCACTGGTACCATCACTGGGCCATATGGAACTGCGGACAACACTTACAGTACTGCAGATCAGTATTTACGATTCACTGTGACTGCCTACGAAACCGCAGCACAGGTGTCCGTCATACGTTTGATAGATATTCCTGCCGACTTGCAAGTTCAGGCGCTGGTCACAGCCACCGTGATCACTGAGGCTGGTATTGTACAGTCCATCTGGCCTCCAGGCACGCGAGTGACCAACGTAAACCGTGTGGCTGGTACCATTACTGTCAGCAACCCCACCATCTGGGCCATGCCCAGCAGCACAGCCATCACAGTTAATGCAGACTTTACGGGAACCGAACCTTATGGTCCTAACACCATGGACTACCGCGCAGACTGTGACCCCAGGTTCCAGTACATACGCAGATTCAGCCCCAGAAGTTTTGGCTATATTGCAGGGTACGACAGTGGCACTCAAGAAGCTCCCAATGGAGAACCATTGCGAGCTGGCATAGCGTTCCCAGCTGATCCGCAATTGGGCGATTATTTCTTGCGTCTGGATTATCTGCCGCAAAAATTGTTCCGCTGGGACGGTCGTTTGTGGGTAGAAATCAGTCGTAATGTTCGCACTGGTGGTTATATGACTGAGGCAGATCGCAGTCAGTTGAGCACATTCATCAATAATGATGCACAAACACCCACTGCCACAGGTGAAACAGTGCCCAGCCGTCAGAGCCTGAGCAACGCCCTGCGCATACAACCTGACTAAATTGACCCGGGTCCCAGGGTCACTAAATACAATACAGGAGAAGGTACGTGGCTCAATTTTTTTATGACGAACAAATCAAACGATTTTTGATACAGTTCGCTCGCATTTTTAGCAACTGGGAGGTCACTGACGGCTACGATCCCAATGGCAATCCCATACTCAAACGCATACCCATTATGTATGGTGATAGTAGCCGTCAGGCTGCCAACATCATGGCCAACAACAGTGCCAGCAGCATGCCCAGCGCACCCATGATCACTTATTACATCAGTGACATACAGTTTGAGCAGAACCGCACACAGGAACCCTACTTCATTGACAAACTGAATGTACGCCAGCGTGCTTTTAACCCTGATACAGGAGAATACGAAACCAGTCAGGGCAATGCCTTCACTGTAGAGCGTATCATGCCTGTGCCCTACAAGCTGACCATAACTCTGGACTTCTGGAGCACAAACTACTTGCAAAAACTAGAGTTTTTTGAACAGCTGGCCACACTGTTCAATCCCAGCATGGAAATACAGAGTACAGATAACTTTGTAGACTGGACCAGTTTGAGTGTGGTGTATCAAGAGGGCATCACCTGGACCAGCCGTAGCATACCTGTGGGCACTGGTAATCCCATAGACATTCTAAGCTGGAAGTTCACTATTCCCATCTGGATCAGCAGTCCCATCAAGGTCAAGAAACTGGGCATCATACACAAGATTATTGCCAGCATCTTCAAGGGCAAGTATCGTGATGACATACAGGATGATGACTTGCTGCTGGGCACCAGACAAAAGATCACTCCTTATGGCTACAAAATTCTGTTCATGAATGGTGGTTTGCAGATACTGCCAGCTGACCAGCCCTTTGACCCAGCCAACAATGATTTAGCCAACCCACCCCCGCCCAATACCACTCTGGGCTGGCATGCTGTACTCAACCCTTATGGCGTGATCCGCGAGGGTATCAGCATGATTGCACTGGAAAATCCCTACATGGAAACTGAAATTCTGGGTACTATAGCCTACAATCCCACTGATGATCGCCTACTGATTTTCAATGTTGACAGTGATACTCTACCAGTGAGCACACTGAGCCCAGTGAACATGGTCATTGATCCACTGGTCAAGACTCCAGGCAACGGATTGCCAGCGGCAGCAGCAGGTCAACGATATCTCATAGTCAATCAGATTCCACAGCAGGTTGATGTCTGGCAGCCTTGGACTGGATTGACTGCTGGGGCCAATGCCAACGATATCATTGAGTATGATGGCAGTAACTGGACCATTAGCTTTGACAGTACCCTGCCGCACGATGTAGAATACGTCATGAACCTGAACACCGGTATACAATATCGCTACGTCATGGGTGAAAACTGGATGAAGGCCTATGAGGGATGGTATGGCCAGGGTGACTGGAGAATCATAATTTGAGCAAGCGAGAAAGTGTGGGGCTACTGTTTTATGCAGTGGATACCCACAGACAATTGTTTCTGTTACGCAATGACCGTAACGTGCATACCTGGGGACTGCCGGGTGGTAAGGTGGAGCGTGGTGAAACCCTGCGAGCGGCAGTTGAGCGTGAATGCCGGGAAGAAATACATTTCTGGACCAGCGACCTGAAGCTGTTTCCACTAGAACAATTTACTAGCCCAGACAACAAGTTCAGCTATCATACATTTTTTACTACAGTGCCCTATGAGTTCAAGCCCGTGTTGAATGATGAACACATAGGATATGCCTGGATAGACAACAATACATATCCCCGGCCCTTGCACCGTGGGCTGTTCAATACCTTGAACTATACGGTCATACAAGAAAAGATAGGCATCATCTTAGAAAGCATCCAATAAAAAACCCGCCTGAGCGGGTTTTTTACTATGTTGCGGCTGATTAACTGTTGCTTACTAGCACAACATTGGCTACACTGCCTGATTGTACAGTAGCGTTGGCGGCCACAAAACTCACAAGATAACTGGTAGCAGTGGTCAGGTTGCCCTGATCGGCTGTACTGACATAATCAGTGGGGAAGCCCCAGCCATGCTTGTCTGTGATACTGAATAGAGCGATGTTACCTGCACTAGCATCCACAGCCTGAATGGCCATTTGACCACTAGTCAAGTTGGCAGCATTGGCATCTGCTTCGTTCACCAGCACACAAATTTGCTGGTGCGTGGGGTCTGCCAGGTTGGCCACCAGGTACTTGTGCTTGCCCTTCTGGCGCACAATGTAAGCATCACCAGCATCATAACTGCCAGTGCTGTACTCAATGTTGGCCACACACAGGATGGTATTAGCACCACTGGTTGCACCCAGGCCGTTGGCACCGCCTGTGACACCTACGTTGATATTATTTGTGGGGTATCCTACGTCAACGTTACCCGTTTTCTGAATTTTTAACTTTGCCATTTTTTATTCTCCTTGTGTGACGTTCTAGGTCATACGCCTGGCTGGCGTAAGTCCCGAAGCTCCTGTTCGGGAACAAGTGTATTTATCTTTAACGGTAGTTTTTAAGTCAGGAAAAAACTACCAGCTACTGATCCTGTCGGTGGTGTGGGCGCAGTCCCAGGTACATATTGAATGATAATTCCCCCTTGGCCGCCATTAGCTCCTACTCCTGTTCCACTAGAAGGATAATTACTGGTGCCTCCACCGCCGCCGCCACCGCCGTACTTTCCACCTACACCTCCAGCAGCGGCAATACCGCCACCGCCGCCACCGCCACCCCCAGAACCAATACTAGCCAAAATATCTGTGCCCAGACCTCCGGTGCCGCCGGCACCGCCGCCTGAGCCGCCGCTGCCCCCGCCGCCTCTGTTTCCAGGATTTCCTGCACCAGTAGAACCTGCGCCACCACCGACACCACTGGCGTTATTACCACCTGCTCCACTAGTGGGACCACCGCCAGCAGATCCTCCGCCTCCGTTAGTTCCACCACCGTTGCCTCCGCCGCCACCGCCAGCAGCAGTTAGTCCCTGGTCTTTTGCACCGTTTCCACCAGCAGCACCATTTCCTGATGGACCACCGGCACCACCACCGGCACCACCACTGCCCCCGGTGCTGTTATTGGGTCCCGCAATGGCCCCGCCGGCACCACCGTTTTGTGTACTTCCTACCCCAGCAGTGCCACCGCCTGCGCCACCTTGAGCGTTTTGAGAGCCGCCGCCACCCCCGCCTGCTGAAAAACGGTCAAAAAAGCTGGATCCCCCTGCAGTGCCACTCTGTCCCGCTGAAGATGTGCCCCCAGAGCCGCCGGCGCCCACACCAGCAGAAACAATCTGTCCATTGTACAATGTATAATTAGTTACTCTAGTATATCCGCCGCCACCTCCGCCTCCGCCAACAAAATCTGTGCGACCGTTCACGTTTCTGCCGCCGCCACCACCGCCACCAAATATGTGTATAACGTTGTTAGTGGCATTAAAATCACTTGGAGTGACCCAGTTAGTGCTAGTCTCAATCACATAAACTTTGGGACTGGCTCCAGCACTATATGTTTGCGCTAGTGCTCCTGTACTATTAAGCACCAATGAATTACTTCCTATAAACCAACGAATAAAATCAGTCCCATTAGTAGCAAAGGGTGTAAACGATATATTTTGACACGATAGATAATCAATGCCTGTAATGAATCCTGTTAAGCCTGCAGGATTATATATAGTGGCCGCAGATCCTACAGTACTACTATTAATGCTCAATAGTCGGGTAGCTTGGCCGCTAGCAGTGAATGAATTAACTGTCTGAGTGGTACCAGAGGTCAGTGTCAGGGTAGCGGCACTAGTGGCTGTGATGGGAGCAGTAATATTCTGGAAGGTGTTATTACCTGATATGGTTAATGCGCCAGTCCCGTTATGACTTAATGTAGCAGTATAAGTTGAACCTCCACCCACGAAAGTTTTGGCAGTGGCACTGGTCAGGCTGATTGTGCCATTACCTGAGCCTGCACTTGTGGTGAATCCTGCGGGAGCAGCATTGTTCCAGGCCGTAGCACCACTGCCAGTAACAGTAACCGCGCCACCGTCAAACACCAATGCCTTGGTTCCTGTTGCTGTCACAAATGAAACTGTGCTCAGTGTAAAACC